GCGGCTTGAAGGGCAGGGTGCCGCGTCGATACAAGGGGCGTCCGTTTTTGCCATCGGCGATGGCTTTCACCACATCCTCCATTTTGAGGTTCACATTGTATTCTGTCCAGGGGGGGCGAAGGCGCTGGAGGTCTCCGACCCGAGTAGGGAGCAGAAACAGGCACTAGTGGCAGTGATGGGTGGGCAGACGCCGCCGGGGGAGCGACTGGTGCATGTGGCACCGCCTGCGATGGAAAAGCCCCAGGATCAGTGGACGCCGGAGGAGTATGCGGAGTGTCAGGCATGGATGGGTTTGGTGGCATCGCATGCTCAAAGAATGGCGGCTTTAGAGCGTGGAGATCCTATGAGTGCGTGCGGTTTTGTAAAAATCGCAAATGATTCAATCAAGGGCTACCATCTTGCTCGTCAGCGTCGTGTGCAGGCTGAGCTGGAAAGTGGACGTCTTCAGCCCATGTCCGCGTGGCAAGATGCAAAGTCCGCGATTTTGAAGCTCGGAGCCGTTTGGGAATCCTTCCTGACCCGGCTGGCGCAAAAAGTGAACCCTGACAACCCGCAGTTCGCTCTGCGGGTCATCATGCAATCAAAGGAGGAGGAGCTGAACCCTGCCGTAGAAAGCCTCATCGCCGAGCTCACGCTATGAACCCCACCCCGCAGCAGCGTCGCACCGCTTTGGTGCAAAGCGAGGTGCTCGGCATGTTCCGCACCCGGCGGCGGAAATCCGTCGTGCCGTGGCTGGAGGAAAACATCACGCTGCCGCGAAAAATGGCCCCGAACTCCGCAGGGCCATTCCGCACCGCCTCGCGTCCGTTTCAGCGGCCTGTTTTGGAGTGCTTCAACCCCGAATCGGGCATCAATGAGTGCGGAGTCTCCGCAGGCGTCCAGATCGCAAAGACCACCATGCTCACCCTCGGGGCCGCCTATCGCCTCGTGAATGCCCCCATGCCGATCCTCATGATCGGCAGCTCACGCGATTGGACCAAGACCGAGCTGAGTGAAAAAAGGATGCAGGTGCTCATCGACGAGAACGCCATCCTCGCCGCGTGCAAGCCCGCGAATCTCGACCGCTATCGCTCGATGTCGATGGACCTCTCCGGTGGCATGATAAACTTCGTCGGAGGGAACTCCCCCGGTGCTCTCTCAGGCGGTTCCTACGGCATCACCCTTTGCGATGAAGCCTCTAAGCTCATCCAGAGCGAAAGCGACCAGGCCCCCGAGGCCCACCCCTTCCACCTTATCGCGAAACGCACCGATGGCTTTGGCGCTTTGGAATTTCACTATTATTCCAGCACACCGAACTCACCCACGCATCCCTTCTGGAAATACATCCTCGCTGGAGACCAGACCCATTTTTATACCGAGTGCCCGCACTGCCACGGCTGGTTCTACCTCGACTTCATCGGACGGACCGAGGATGTTGAGGACTACAATACCCACCTCGGCCTCACGTTGCCCAGTGATTACAAATCGCTCACCTGGGACTCCGACGCCCGCGAGGCATCTGGTCAATGGGATGAGGCACGCGTGCGTGAATCCGTGCGCTACATTTGCCCGCACAATGGCTGCGAGATCACCGAGCTGCACAAGCAGGCCATGGTGGAGGGCTGCACCGAAAAACGCCACAACCCCATCGCCGCGAAAAACCGCCGCACCTTCATCCTCCCCTCTTTCTACTCGCCGACCAAATCATTCGGCACCATGGCCTGGGACTTCCTCGATTCACTCAAGGATATGTTCGGACTCCAAGACTACCACAACAGCCGCCTCGCCCGCCCCTGGACAGAATACAATGTGAACCTCAAAATGGAGGATGTGGTGAAAGCCATCGCCGATGGCAAAAACGGACGCCCCTTGTATCGACGCGGCACCCTGCCCTTCAAGCCGCTGCGATTGCTCCTCAATGCCGATCCTGGCGAGGCTACCACGCATTGGGAGCTCGTCGCCCTCGCCAAAGACGGCGGTGTCTGGGTCTGCGACTGGGGCACCGTCGTTTCCTCGAAGGATCTCCTTGCCACCGATTTCCTGAAGGCCCGCCACATCATTGTTGAGGGCACCGGAGAAAAAATCTTCCCCGATCGCGGATACCTCGACACCGGCTGGCAGCAGGATGACCAGCTTGATGTCTGCGCCGCCTCACGCGGGGCCTTCATCGCGGTCAAAGGCTCCGACGCCAAGCACGGGCAACTCCACGAGACCCGCGTCGCCACCCGACCGCAGATGTCCCTCCTCGTCTTCAATGACCGCGAGGTGAAAAACATGCTCTACGCAAATCGCATGATGCGCCGCATCGACGGTGGTTTTCACCTCCCTGTCGATGCCGATCCCGAGGTCAAACTCGGTCACACCGGCCAAAAACGCGACGCCGACGGCGAGTGGCAACGTGTTCCGCATGACCACTTCGGCGACTGCTCCAAGTATGCCTGCATTGACTACCAGCTTCTGCGTGCTGGTGGGATGCTTTGAATGCAAAACTCACCCACGGCGCGAGCGTCGGGTGAGTTTTACGCTGGAATCAGTGGTAGTGGGCGTCCTAGCCACCGCTGTTGGGTGTAGTGCATTATTCGGGCTCTTTGTGCTAATGGCTTTGATGATGAGCTTTTGCTCCCACTCCGCAGGGCCTCCGCGATGAATCCACGAGCTAGCCGTGGTCACAGGGCAACCGATAGCGCGTGAGATAGCAGTGGGGCCGAGGGCAAGAACATCTTTCCAAATCATGCCAGATAATGCACTCAAAGAAAAGTTACGCAAAGCGTAAAATAGATTTGACAAAGTTACGCATTGCGTATATTCTCACATCGCCATGAGACAAGAAATCATCACCATCGGAAACCGCGCAGTAGTCATCAATCAACAAGAAGGCTCAGTATGGGCAAACCTCTATGTGAATGCCCGCGACGGCATCAAGAACGCAGACATCACCCTCCAGTGTTGGAGTGGCAAAACCGTTGCGGGCGCAAAGAAGTGGGCAATCAAACACCTCTAATAATATGAGCCAATACGACATCAAGAACGCGGCGGAGAGGGTGGAAGGATACTTCATCCTTCGCCCTGGTGAATGCGATGAAAAAGCATTTGAGCGAGCAAAGGTGGAGACTGTGATCAACATGAAGAACGCACTCGCTCAAACGGAGGCGTTGACTTTTGATCAATGGAAGTCCTCGCTCCACAGGTAGCCCGAACGCCCATCCCAGCAACTAGCGCACGTTCGCCATCGCCTCCTCGGGCGGGTTTTGACACCCACCCGCCCGCATGGCGGCTGTATCCATTGCTGATCTCACATCTGACTATCGTTTTCACGCCCGCATTCTGCACAAGGGCGACACCGCTGCGCAGCTGGCGTGGTTGACGGATCAGTATCTTCTTCTCGCGGAAGATCGCAGCGGGCGAGAGATCACCGCGCATGCTTTTGAGGGCTCGTCGCACTCCGCGCAGTTTCGCGACTCCACGCCCGAGCAGCGACGCCACGCCGCCCAGGCCGCGATTGAGGACTTGGAGAAAGAGATCGCCGGGTTGGTCGCCAATTCCGATCGCCGCCCCTTTGGCTTTCGATTCGCCCCCGGTTGTGAACCCGCCGTCATCTTTGGCTGAGCACTAAGAACTAAGCACTCAGCACTCATCATTCCGCCATGGCAAAACGCCCCTCCAAGTCTCCCGCCTCCCAGTCTCCCGGTCTCCGCGTCTCCGCGTCTCCGAGCCTCTCCGGCTCCGCGACTGCGCCCATCGTGAATGCCGCCACATCCTCCGCCAGCATGGGCAGTTACCGCACCTCCCCGCGCTACACACCCTGGAGCCTGAAAAGCATCGAGCGCATGCAGCGCAGCAAAGATTTGGTGCAAATCTCCCGCTTCCTTCAGAGTGAAGAAGGCATTCCGCAGGTGCGCTACGCCATTCAGCAACTCCCACGCGAGGCCGTTGGCAAAGGCATCGGCTGCAAATCCATCTCGCAGAATCCAGGCTTCAAAAAAGACGCCACCGAGCTTTTCAGAAAATGGGCCGGATCGAGGGCGATTGATATTCGCAAAAAAAACAATCTGTATGCCCTCCAGCCCATCATGCTCGCCGCCATGATGGGCGATGGTGAACTCTTCACGCATCCCGTCTTTGATCCTTCGGGCATCGAGTGGTCACTCAATGATCGCAGCAAGCGAGCCTTTCAGATCCAACTCATCAGCCGTGACCAGCTCACCAATGGCGATGTGCAGACCAGTGAGGCGCGGAAACTCCGCTGGTTTGATGGGCTGCAATACAATGGGCTCGATCAGCTCCAGCTCCTCCGGCTCAATCAAGACGCCGATGCCACCGGCTACACCTCATCCAAAAAATTCACCGACATCCCCGCCGTGAATGGCATGGGGCACCCGAATATCTTCCACTTGATGGCAGACACTCGCGTGCATCAATACCACGGCGATCCCTTTATTTTTTCCAGTGGTCGCGATCTGATCGACTCACTCGATTTGAAGGCCCTGCGCAAGCATTCCGCCAAGGTCCGCGCCTCGCTCCTCGGTGCCACCACCACGCGGGATGGCAAGACGCTCAATGCACTGGAGAGCATCAAGGTCGCTGAGCAGGGCGGCACACCTGCTGCCGATACAGGCCGCCGATTCGTCGAAGTTGCTGAGGGGGCAGTGTTCCTGCCCATGAGCGATAGTGAGACCTTCAACTTTTTCAACAACCCGCAGGAGGGCATCCCGTTTCGCGACATCCTCGCCGATTTGCTGCACCCTTTCATGTTTGAGTTTGGCTATCCGCCCGAGTGGATTTTCACCCGAGGCAAAGTGGGCGGGGTTGAGTATCGCGGCTTGCTCCAGCAGGTCGCCCGCGCCCATGAGGGCCTCCGCGCTCGCTTGTATCCTTTCCTAGAGTGGCTGTGGGAAAAGGTCATCGGCACCGCCATGATGCCTGGCGGCCCATTGTTCCAGTATGCAGATGTCCCTGACTGGAATGAAATCGACTTCATCACCGACCCTGATCCATCCGTGGACGCCGGCCGCGACAACAAAGCCGACCACGAAAACCTGGGCGAAAACCTCATCACCCCAGATGACTTCATTGAGCGCCGCACCGGCATGGATGGCGAGGCCGTGCGCCATGCCTCCATTGATCAAAAGCTCAACAACATCCGCTACGCCATCTCGCAGGCAAAGCGCATCCCGATCGAGAAAGTGGAAATCCCCGCCTCCATCGCCATCGCCGTCGGCATGGGGCTCAAGACACTCCAGGCCGCCTCTGGCACCCTGAATACCCTTAGCCCCGCCACCCTCGCCGCCGACATCGCCGCGCTGGATGCCCCCTGATTCCATGATGAGCCCACCGCGAGAGATGAGATAACCGCAGAGAAAACCATCCAGCCTCATCTCTGCGGTTATCCCATCTCTCGCGGTGTTTTATTCCCCGTCATTTTTTGACATGCCATCGCCAGCATGTCCCGCTCCTGGCTCCAAATCAAAAACATCGGCCCCAAAGAGGGCGAACTCCGCATCCGTGGCATCATCGGCTACTCGAACCAATCCGGCGAAGACTGGTTCGGCCCCTACGAAGGCGAGGGAGGCACCGTCAAGGAGATCGAGGAAGAGCTCCGCGCACTCGGCCCGATCGAGACGCTGAACGTCTATATCTCCAGCGAGGGCGGACTCGTCTCCACTGGACTCGCGATCAACAGCATCCTCGCCCGGCACAGTGCCAAAAAGATCGTCCACATCGACGGTTACGCCTACTCCATCGCCACCGTCATTGCGATGGCGGGTGACGAGATCCGCATGCCTGCGAATGCACTCATGATGATCCACAATGCCAGAACCTACGCCGTGGGAGATTACCGCGACATGGAGCGCGAGGCAGAGGCGCTAAAAGCCCACGACATCGCCATCCGCCGCGCCTACGCCGCCAAAAGCGGACGCGATGAAAAGGAGTTCGCCGCGCTGATGGATGCCACCACCTTCATGGATGGTCCCACGGCAAAATCGCTTGGGCTCGTCGATGTCGTCACCAGTGAGATGAAGCTCAGCAATCTCTCCGTCTCCGATCGTTTCCGTGCCTCCGCAGACTTCGCAAAGATGCCCGCTCGCTGGTCTGCCCTCTTTGACACCCCGCCGCCATCCTCGCCTACCGCGTCCCTCACATCCTCCAAACCAAACATGAAACCCATCATCGCACTCGCCGCCGCCCTCGGCATCACCCTGCCGGAAAACTGCACCGAAGACCAAGCCGTCGAGGCCTTCAAGGCCCACAAGCCCCAGTCTCCCGGCAAAAACGTCGTCATCGACTTTGAAGACGCCGCCGTGAAAGCCGCCTTTGACGCCCGCATCACCGAGGTCACGAAGGCCGACAAAGACCAGATCACCGCCCTCAAGGCCGACCTCGCCAAAATCCAAAACCTCCTCACCAACGGCCCCGCCGCCGCAGCCGGTGGCAACCCTCCCGTGCAAGGTGCTCAAGGCAATGGTGGCGAGAAAAAAGAGAACACCATGCCCCGCGCCGAGTGGCGCAAGCTCTCCCCCCACGCACAAGCCAAGTTCTTCTCAGACGGTGGACGGCTGATCGAAGAATAAGACTCACACTTAAAACCCAAAAAAAACACACATCCACGATCCCATGAAATCCATCAACGCACTCCTCACTCTCGCCATCACGTTCCTTGTCGCCACCCTCGCGATGCAGGGCCGTTATGAACTCGCCGCCCTGTCCTTTGTGGCAGGTAGCGCCGTCAGCTTTGGGCTCCATTACAGCCCATCGCCCACCCCATCGCTTTATTTGAATACCTTCACGAATCTCATCGCGGATGCTTATGCTGCGCTGAATGTCGTCAGTCGTGAGCTGACAGGGGCACTGTCCTCGGTCACGCGTGATCCCCGTGCAGATCGCTGTGCGCAGAATGCCACCATGCGCAATCCCATCGCCCGCACGAATAGTGCTGTAGGTAATGTGACTCCTGGTATGGCCTTCCCTACCGCTGCTTATCAGACTTTTGATAATCGCAGCTTCACCATTCAAAAAAGCCGTTTCGCCCCCTTCTCCTGGACGGGTGAAGAGGAATACACCATGAACGAAAACGGCCCTGGTTCGCTCAATCTCCAGCAGCAGCAGATCGCCGAGGCCATCCGCGCTCTGGTGAATGAAATGGAGGCCGATGTCTGCACCTATGGCGCACTCGGCGCATCCCGTGCTTACGGCACCGCTGGCACCACGCCTTTCGCGACGAATCTGGCTGATGCCGCTCAGATTCGCAAAATCCTTGATGACAACGGCGCACCTCTCTCGGGCCGCTCCGCTGTGATCAATACCAGCGCAGGCGCAGCTCTCCACACGCTTGGACAGCTCACGAAGGCCAATGAAGCAGGCAATACCATGACCCTGCGTGATGGCGAGATCCTCAACATCCACGGCATCTCCTTCAAGGAGTCCGCACAGGTGTATAATGCCACCAAAGGCACCGGCGCTAGCTACCAGCTCAGTGCCGCCCTCGCCGTGGGGGACACCACCGTGAATGTGGACACCGGCAGTGGCACCATCCTCGCTGGCGACATCGTCACCATCGGCGCACACAAGTATGTCGTCACCACCGCGCTGTCTGGCGGCAGCTTCACCATTGAGAAGCCCGGCATCCTGGCGGTCGTCGCGGACAATACTGCCATCACCGTGAATGACACCGCAGCTCGCAATCTCGTCTTCACACAGAATGCCATGCTGCTCGGCACACGTCTCCCCGCCTCTGTGGGTAAAGGAGACCTCCGTATCGACAGCGAAGTCGTCACCGATCCTCGCACTGGCATCGCCTTTGAGATCGTCGCATGGCCTGGCACGGATATGGTTACTTACCACGTCCGCGCCGCCTGGGGTGTCGCGGTGATGAAGCCAGAGCACATCGCCGTCCTTCTCGGTTAGTCCATTCACCGCCCGCGTCACACCTCGTGACGCGGGCTTTTTATTGAACTGCATCACCTCATGAAAACTGCCACCTACTACATCCTTGACTCAGACGGAGCATTGAAGCCTCTCGCGGGCATCGTCCTCAACGAAGGCAAAAACGCCGATGGCATCACCGTCGATCTCGCGGAAAAGCAAACAGAGGCCCCTTTCATTCTCGGGGCTCCCGTCTCCACCGCTCCGCAGGCTGGTTATGCCGTCCTGGTGAGTGAGGAAGAAGCCAAAGCCGCCGCTGAAGCTAAGGCCGCCGCTGAAGCCAAAGCCGCCCCTGAAGCCAAAGCCGCCCCTGAAGCCAAAAAGTCCAAGTCCAAAGATTGACACCCGAAACCCATTTCAGCACCGCGTAGCATCCTCTGCGTGTTGTTGGTTGCCCATGAGAGGCCGTTGCGTGCTGAGCGCAGCGGCCTCTCATTTTGCAATGACACATCCCATCTCCACATGATCACCGCCCTTCAAGAGTCCATCCTCGCAGAGCACCGCTACACTGCCCAGGTCTATCCCGCGACACTGCTTTTCACCGGTCGCACACAGGCGGTGCGCGGGGCCGCTCGGGTAAAGACCGGACTGCGACTGGAGCTGGAGGCGGGCAGTAGCCAGGTGAGCGAGCTGTATGCCGATGTGGAGATGTGCCATCTCCCCCGTGCTGAGCTCTACGAGTCGGATGGACGCCTCCGCTCCCGTGAGATCACGCATCTCGGCATCATCTACCGGCTCAAGGATGTGCAGCAGGATGGCGTGATCTGGCATCTCCGCGCCGAGCGAGTCACCCCCGCCACCGCATGATCCGTCTCCAGCTCGATACCTCCAAGCTCCAAAAAAAAATGCGCCTCGTCCCGCGAGAGGTGCCCAAGATCATGCAGAAAGTGGTCGAGACTGATGCACGCGGATTCGTGAAGGACATCATCGCCATCACCCCGCCCTCACAGGGCCGGGCGAACAAAGAATCTCAGCGCCGTGGTGAGGGCGCGATTGAGGCAGACTTGTTGGGGCTAAAGGGAGGGCGTAGCAAGGAGCAACGCACAGCGGGAGTCTTTGTCGTGATGGATGCAGCCCTGTTGGCAAAAAACGCCGCCGTATCGAAGAATGGAACCACCGTGCGACTCTTCGTCGCGAAGGATGGGACCGTGTATGGCTGTGACCGCCAATTCTATCGGCCGAATGCATCCATTGCAGAAATGCATGCACACCATCAATCCATGCGGAGCAAGTCCAATGGGCGTGTGGCGACAAGAGGCGGATCGACACGGGATGTCGGACGGTGGAAGTTTTTGAATCAGATGGTGGTGAGTCGCACAGCTTACCTACGGTATGAAAAAGCAGTCCTAAAAACAGTCGGCAAACTCGCCGCCGGATTCAATGCCGCCGCGCAGGCCCTCCGCGTCAGTGTCCCCGCCTGGATCAAGCGCCATGGCAGCAAGAATAGCGTCATCCGCATGCAGCGCGGCATCGCCTCCTTTCGCATTACCATCACCAATAAAGCCAAGCACGGCTCCGCCAACGATCTCCCCCGCCGCATGGCCTACGTGCTGGAGAGCGTCAAGCGCCAGCGCCGCGCTCAGCACACCCTCAAGCACGCCCTACGCGCCGCACTGAAACAAGCCGGATTCATCCGCCAGCGCTGATCCCTAAAACCATCCGCGCCATCCGTCTTTATCCGTCCTCATCCGTGGTGCATCAGTGGTGCATTTTTTTGACACAGCGCCGCAGTCATGGCTGATCTCTCCCTCACCTCCTCCGCTGTCGTCGCATCCGCTGCCGCCCTCGCCACTCGCCGCCGTTGCGTGCTGGGTGCCACCCTCGCCGCTGGCGATGTGATCTATCTGGACGCCGCCGATTCCCACAAGGCCAAGGCCGCCGATGCCAACAGCGGCACCGCTGCTGCTCGTGTCCCGGCTGGTATCCTGCTCAATGGCGGCGCAGCAGGCCAACCCGCCGAATACATCGAGTCCGACACCGACCTCACCGTGGGCAGTCACGGGCTCACCGTTGGCACCGGCATCATCCTCTCCGCCACCGCAGGTAAAATGGCCCCTATCGCCGATGCCACCACTGGATGGTATTTCACCCTCATCGCCATCGCCAAGAGCAGCACCACCATCAGCTTCAACGCCCGCGCCGCCCTCTCCCTCACCACCGCCCTCTCCTAACCGTAAATAGGAACCGAGAACAGCGAACCGCGAACCGAGAACTAAAAACATGTCCCCCCGTTCCTTCTTCTCCCGCCTCTTCGCTAACTTCCTCTCCTCCCCCACCGTCCTCGCACTTGAGAGCGTCCCCTCCCTTACAGCCCTCCCACGCAAGCATGCCGAGTCCAGTGAGGCACTCCCGATGCCCTTTGTCGAGCTCGTGTGTGATGTCTCCCCAGAGCACAGCAGTGAGCTCCTCTCGCTGAAAATCACACTCCGGCTGCACCACATCCCCGGCACCGAGGCAGGCCAGACCACCCGCACTCAGGCACACACCTGGCTCCAGTCCCTCCGCCGTGCCATGGCAGATGACGACGCCTGGAACACCTGGGTCTATACCCTCACCACCGAACAAAAAACCGGCTGGTATGTGCAGGCCGTCCGCCCCCTCGACCAAGACACCGACCCCGACGCCGAGGCTCCCCAGCACGTCCTCACCAGCTCCCACGAAGTCGTGACCTACTGGAACGAGTAGCATCAACAGCGAACCACTAACCGCCAACAGCGAACAGCGAACCGCGAACAGCGAACAGCGAACCGCGAACAGCGAACCGAGAACAGCGAACCGAGAACAGCGAACTTTTTGACACCCCACCCTCATCACCATGGCACAAACAACTCCTTTCATCGTTGGCACCCGCCCTCAGAGCCTCATCTCGGAAACGGGCTTCTTCCTCACGGATTTCTCCGCCAAACCCACCCGCACCACGCAAAACGAGGTCATGGCAGTCCCGCCAGAGGGTGACACGCCCGAGCTCGTATTCGTGGAGGAATACGGCCTGAAAAACACCTTCACACTCACCGGCACCCCTATTCCAAATGCGCAGGGCGAGATCCACGGACTCCTCAGTGGCGAAGACTGCGCCCTCGTCACCGCCTTAGCGAACTTCGTCGATGACGAGGCCTTTGGCATCATCCTCTCCACTGGCACCATTTACAGCCACGAGCCCGAGCTGAAAAAAACCCGCTCCGGCACCGGCCGCGAGTTCACCCTCAATCTCGTGCATTCGCCCTTCCTCGTCTGATCCCCCGAGTCTCCGCACTCTCCCATTCCCTGACGATCCCCTCCTCCCGCAGCGCGGTTCGTCTTCACGAACCGCGCTTTTTTCATCTCCCTTCTGACTTCTGACTTCTAACTTCTGACTTCTCACCTCTCACCTCTCACGTCTCCCCATCTCCCCATCTCCCATCTCCCATCTCATGCCCTCCCCCCACGACCTCACCCGCGCCGCACTCCTTATGACCGCCCAGGATCACGCAGAGCTCCGCGCCCTCGGCTGGCAAGAAGAAGTGATCACCGCGCTGCATGATCGCGGCTTCCGCCCCTGCCGCCCCGACCTGCACGAGGTGCGATTCACTGGCGCAGATCCCGCCCGCCGCATGGGCTTCCTCCGCCAGACCGCCGTGCCACACCTCCACATCAGCGTGGATCGCGACAGCCCCGTCTATCTCGTCCTAGAGGCCATCGACACCGCCATTTATGAAGCCGGATACAAAGCCGGGCACACCCACCTCGCCGCCAAATTCACCGCCTTCACCACCGCCTGCAAATCCCCCACCGCGTCATTGAGTGAGGGGAACGATAAAGTTCAGGGCACCGCCGACTAAAAACCAATCAACTCCGAAAACCAAACGATGAAACCGAGGCCAGAAGCCTATGAAGTCCAGGCCGCCCAGGCGGTTGACCCTGCAACGCCCTTGTTCGCCGTTGGCGACTGGGTCAGAATCTCGCCACACGGTCAATGGGACTACGAAGTGGCAGAGGTCAAAATGTATCCTCACGGCCCGATGATCGGCATCTACGACGAGCCACCATCGAAGCATGTGGACTTTTGGAATGCTTCGAGCCTGACGCTTTCACGGACGGCGAACGCCGCCACTCTGGCACGGGCGGCGCAAGGCGTCGATCCCGCGACAGAGTAGCTACCGCCCGTTGCCAGCAGTGGTCTTGTTCGACCCCGTATTTTGACCTCGAAAAGATTTCTGAAATAGTTGTTGCAAGCCAAGCCGCTTTGGTTATTCTTGAGTCGTAAAGAGAACCGAAACACACCATGAACTCAGAACTCCACTACGAAGAAACGACGGTCGAAGAACTCATCGAGCGCACAAACCGCAACGGCAATGTGGGAACGGTGCTTGTGAGCTTCCCCTTCAACGACTACCGCACGAGCCACGGCACGAAGACCTCCAGCCCCTCGCGCCACCTGAAACTCCTCACCGACAAACGCGGCGCACACGTCCGCTTCAACGGACTCAAGTGGGACATCACCGGAGTCAAGGAGCTGGTGAAAACGAATGAAGACGGCACGACCTACCGCCACCTGATGGTGACAACAATCAACGCTCGCTAACCCCCATGAACACCATCCACGCTCAAGGCTACAACTGCCGCCCGATCTACGTCGGGCGCGACTACAAACTGCGAGGGCATCGCTCGCACATCAACGGACGCAAAGCGCAAGTCGTGCGCGTGACGGGGATCGTCGGAGACAACAGCAAGACTGAAACGGAGGGCCGTCATCGGCACGACCGATTCATAGCCACGGATGGGCGCATGGAATACTACGCGCTGTCACGGAAAGACCTCATCGAAATCAAGCCATGAACACAGCCATGAAACAACGACTGGAATCAGCCCGCAGCATGGGGCCGGAATACACCGAGAGCGTGCAACGCTACCTCGCCAGCATCGGCAGCAAAGGCGGCAAGGCCACGAGCAAGGCCAAGGCGAAAGCAGCGAAGGTAAACGGCAAACTCGGCGGGCGTCCGAAGAAAGCGACGAAGGCCAAGAAGCGTCCGAGTAGTGGGTCGAACGCTCAAGAGCACCTACAGCGGGAGGGAAAGGCGTGAATCTCGAAACTGGTGAGTTCCCGCTGTTAGGTGACTCGCCTTGTTAGGCATCTTTTGGGCGTCACCTGCCTTTGAGTGGTGAACTGGTCCGAGTGACCAAAACAACAAAACAACATGACAACAATGACTAAAGACAACGCACTGAAGCAAGGGTATCGACCAATGACTACCGGGTATAATCTCCCGAAGGAGCAATGGATGCTGGACAACGTCCTGGCAGACATGAAGCGCGGAGAAATCGACGCCGTGCTGGTCGATGATAACGGCATCGAGGTATGGCGGAAGTAAAACTAAACGCCAAAGGCAAACGGGGTCCTATCCCCTGTTTGCCTAACGTCAAGGTCAGCCAGTCCGAAACGAAGCAACAAGACTCAATCCAATGAAAGACTCTCTAGGAACCACTGACACAGCAGGCCAAGCCCCAAGGACTTGGCTGCACCGTTTTGTTCGCCTCTTTTGCGATACGTGGGAGGATCGCCGGTATCTCTGGCGTCTCCATCTGGGCTGGCTGCCTGTGCAGCCGTGCATGATGTGTGACCGTTGGTTCTGGGGCGGCCTGCCTCGCTGGTGGTGGATGGGCGAGGATGGTAACTGGGGTATGACGTGGCAGGCGTCATGGTGCGACCACTGCTCCAGAGAGTGCGCTGACGAAGACCTTAAGATGGTCGAAGAGTATCAAATCGCTGAATACGGCTGCGCCCGAAAGCGAGTGAGCTTTGAACTGCCCGGCGGTGGAGTCGGAGCAATAACCGTAAACTGCGACATCACCGCCGATGAACTAGAGGCCATTCGGCAACTGATGATCGCTGCCGCCGCTGGCTACGAAGATGAGGCGAACATCCAAGGCCAGCCACGGCGAGCGGTGGACGTGGCAACGGGAGAGGACTAGGCCGAGCCGTTGGACTGCGCCGCCTTGTTCGTCCCCGTTCTCCCAGACTCCCGAAAATAAATCGCACAATATGCGAAATAATACTTGCGCTGTTCGCAGAATGTGCGAAACTAGAAACGCACACCCAAACGCACACCCAAACGCACACCCAAACGCACACTATGAAAGCAATCTACTACAAAAACTGGCTCGGTGAATGGACAAAAGACACAGTAAAGCCCAGCATGAAAAGGCTCGCTTGGATCAAAAAGCACAAGGCACTAAACGGGCAAGCGACAATGCAATCGGCATAACCTAAACCGCATCCAAATATGAACTCATTCATCGCATCACAAGTTAAAGAAATCGCATCGGAACTCATTCTCGACGCGCTGGAAAATGGCGACGCACTTCAAGCCGCTAAAGACCTACGCGCAGAAATCAAAGCAGGATGGTTGGCCGCACTGGAATCAACGGATATGCCGCAAGACATGATTGCAAAACTAGCCTTCCCCCTGTGACATTCCCCGACCAACTCAAAGGTCAACGCGAGCGGCTCGGCCTGACACAGGCCGAGCTTGCCTCGTTCCTGGACGTTTCCCCGCGCGCCGTGTGGCAATGGGAGAAAGGCACGCTTCCCCACCTGCTAACGCAGGAAGGGGCGCTTGCGAGGCTATCGAAGGCCAAGCGACGTTCTCAGGGGACGAACAATCCAGATCATTAACAAAAACGTCGATTATCACGCACCCGCACGGCGCAAAGTCACCTCTCACATCTCACCTCTCACATCTCACCTCTGACTTCTCACTTCTAACTGCTCCCCTCTCCCCTCTATCCTCTTCCCCACTCCCCCATGTTCTCCCTCCCCCCCGACTCCCCTCCCTCTCTCCCCTCCCCGTCCCGCCCCGGCATCGACGACATCATCGACAGCGTCGCAGGCCCCGCCACGCCAGATCTCGTCACAGAGGAGGATCGCGTGGCGGACTTCGTCACCGAGCACACCTGGCGCGGGCAGCCCATCAGCTTCACCATCGCCAGCGAGCTCTATTACCGCGACCTCCGCGCCATGCAGCATGCGCCCGCGCTCGGCAGCTACCTGACAGATGGAGATTATTTCCCCGAGGCTGTGCGCACGCTCTACTGTGCCCATCTCTCGCTCGATCACATCCGTGCCCTGCGCCGTCTCAGCCATGAGGAGCAGGCCGAGTGCCTGGAGCAATGGACCATGGGCAACATCACGCTGCCAGAGCGCTCTCTCGCCGTCAAGACCGCACAGGCCATCCACGCCGCCATCACCCGCGCCAGCACCATCCCTATGGACTCCGCCACCACCGACAACCTCGACGGACTGGGAAACTAGCCTTGCCTCCCGGACCCGTGTCGCTCGTCGCAACACTCGCACACGCCTTCGGGAGGCACCCAGACGAAATATGGGCCATGCCCCTCCACCACGCCCTCTATTACCAGCTTCAACCCAGCATCTCCAAACACCTCAGTCAGTGGCTGTGGTGATCAAAAAAAACAAAACTGAAAATGGAGGAACTGAAAATGGAGGAACTGAGAACTGAGAACTGAGAATTGAGAACTGCGAACCATGCCCATTGCATCCCCATCATTAACCAGCACGGTCACTCCCGGTGAGGGATTCGGGCAGTTTGCGCTGCCCTTAGACTCCACGGAGTGCATGCAGTATCTACTCAATGGCACGCCGATCGAGATCCCGCGTTTCTTTTACGCGGTCTTGATGCGCCGAATCGAATCCTATTTCAGTGATGCGATCATCGACACCAAAATGGACTGGCGAATTGCCCAGCTAACCCCAGTTTCCTGCCGACTGAATAACGCCGGAAAACAAGCGCTTTCCAAACCGAGAACCGCGAACTGAGAACCGCGAACCGCGAACCAACAACCAAGAACCACGCACCAAGAACCCCCATGCCCACCAGTTGGACCCAAACCCGCAACACCGCCGAGGCCGCCGCCTTCCTCGCCATCGGCACGGCCGTGCAGCCTGTCACGATGCAGGATCACCGCCGGGGCGAGGCCGTCACGGAATACACCCTCGCGGTGCAGAGCACCTGTGGCAGGCACCACACCGCCATCCTGCGCCGTGACTTCGCCGGTGGGCACTTGCGTGGCATCCTCGCCGCCCAGCCGCTGCATCCATGGCTGCATGCCCTGCGCACGCTGCACATCCGCCACTGTGCCCTTGATATGCTGCGGGGCCATGCCTGGCATCTCGTGCAGGATGCCGCTCCGGGCGCATGGTTGCTAGAGCGTGGCACCGGCCCCGCTGTGCCTGCCGGACCCGTCACCACCACGGGCGATTTTGATCGCTGGGTCAGCCTCATGGCCTGCGGCTGTGCGCCGCTGCGCATCACCGGCTCGGACGGGCAGCGGTTATTCACCGTCTCACGCTTCGCCCTGCCGACACTACCCGGCGCACCCGGCGCAGACTCCGCGCCCTGGATGCAGGCACTCGAAAGCGGCACCCTCTTCACTGCCCCGCAGGTGCAGTGGCCCTTTGCCATCAGCCTGCATGCCCTACACTGCCAGCGTGAGCTCCTCCGCTCCCGGCACAGCAATCAATTCATCACCGTCCGTCACCGCACCCTCACCACACGCGGTGCCGCCATCTCCACCACCGCCCCCGGCCGCACCTTCGACCGCGTCCGCCGCCAGCTCGGTGTGCGGGTGAAATGATATGAGGCGAACATCCAGTTCGCCGACAAGCGAGGCTAACCGAGCACAGTTCGGCGCAGCGTCCTCGTTCGACTCCGTGCTATCTGTCTTGATCCGTCCTATCCGTGGTTTCTGTTTTTGACACCCCCATCTCGTCAACCCCTGACGATACATGCCCGACGCCACCGCCACCTTCGGATACGATGGAACCCTCCTCAATGCCGGTCTGCGCCAGCAAGAGGCCAATATCCAAGCCAGTGCCAATCGCAGTGAAAAAACCTTCGCCAAGCTCTCCGGGGCCATCAAGGGCTACTTCTCTTTCCAAGCCATCAAAGGCATCGGTTCCGCCGTCATGGGCCAGCTCGGCAGCGCGGGTGATCTCATCGACATCACTGAGCGGTTAAACGTCAGCGCGGAGGAATTTCAGCGCGTCGATTTCATGGCGAAGAAAAAGGGCAGCGATGCAGAGACCATCATCAAAGCCCTGGAAAAACTCAACCGCGCCCTCGCCGAGGTGGACAATGAAAAAGCCGCCTCCGCCTTCTCGGAGCTCGGCATCGACCCAGCAGAGATGGCCCGTCTCAGTCCGCAGCAGCAGATTTACGCCCTCTCCCAGGCCTTCCAGGAGGCCCAGGAGAGCGGCGCGGGTTACGCAGAGATTTTTGACCTCCTCGGGAAATCCGCTGGTGAGCTCTTGCCACTGCTCCGCACCAGCCGTGAGGAGCTGATGGAGTTCGCATCGCAGCCCGTCGTCAGTGAGGCTCACATCCGCATGATGGATGGACTCGATGACAAGATCGAGACCGCCACTGACGGCCTGATGAAGATGGCAAAGGAGCAACTCGCGGCCAAAACCATCAGCGATGAAGAGCGGGCCGCGATCGAGAAAAAAATCGACCTGCTCGAAAAGCAGCGTCAGAAGCAACGCGATGCCACGGCGGAGGAGATTCGCAAAAAGCAAGCCGTCGAGCAATCCACCGATGCTGAAAAAGCTGCCTCCGAAGTCGCCAATGAGGCCAAGACCACGGCCAAAAAAGACGCGTCAAAGATGCAGAGCCAGCTCGATACCGCCATGGAGGTCCAGCGGCTGAAAGCCCTCGCTGCCGGTCGTAAAAAAGCCGCCGAGGAAATCGAGCGTGAAGGCCAGGTGATGCAGCGCATCATGCAGCTCGTGCAGCAGGATGGCATGGACCCTGCCGAGGCTGAGAAGCTCGCTCGCCAAATGCAAGGATGGCAGGACAAAGCCGATGGACGCCGCCGCAAAGTGCGCGGCTACAGCAGCAAGCAAGGCGGGCGCATGATGGGCGGCAGCGTCGATGATTACAATCGGCTCCAGGCCATAGAATTATCCGGACCGAATGAGGGCCGCTACAAATACTCCAGCACCTACATGGGACCATCGCGCACCACCCCCTCCCGCATGATGGGTGGCGGCTTGGATGAGTTCCATGCCCGCAATGGCACCCGTGGGGCGGCTGCGGCGGGTTTTACCAGCACCTCCGGCGTCGCCTACAACAGCACCGCTGCCCAGCAGGCGCAGGGCCGCCAGCAGCAGCAGCGTGGCACCGCCGCCTCCGTCGCCGCCGCCGATGCCCCCGCCCTCCTCCGCGCCATCTTGGATGTCCTCAAAAACGGCCTCGGCTAACCCCCTCTCACCTCTGACCTCTCACCTCTGACTTCTCACAGTCTCCAAGTCTCACAGTCTCCAAGTCTCCCCTCCATCCATGTCCTACTTCTCCATCGGCATCCCCTCCCTCCCCTGCTGGTCTTATCAAGGCGGCTTCGGCCCGGAGGAACAGCGCCGCAGCGATGGCCCCGACTCGCTACGCGGTGAATACGTCACTCAGCAGGGACAGCCCGAACCCGTCCCTGGCGGTGCCACGCCGGGCTATCCCGGCATGATCAATGCCATCGTCGTCAGCCGTCGCAATGGACGCACCTCGCGCCACCTCATTGATGCCGAGGGCACGCTCTCCCCCGTCGCAGGGGCAGGTGCGACGAAACTGCTCAGCCGGGGCGAGGACCGCGCCGCTGGCCCCACCTTCACCACCTGGACGGAGAGGAAAATCACTTGGCATGCGCAGCCGAAAAACTTCACCGCTGCCTACGCCACCGGCATCCTCACCTGCACCGCGCATGCCTACCCCGCAGCCACCCGAGTGGTGCTGGTCAATCTCACCGGCGGCACCGGACTCTCCCAGAGCACACTCACCAGCAATCCCACTGTCTATCTCGTCGCTGCATCTCCAGGCACCGACACACTCAGTCTCACCACCCTCGCTGGGGCCGCTGTGACCTTCAGCAGCGATGTCACTGCCGGGCAGATCATCGCGGCAGATTTTTTCGAGGGCACCGTGCATCCAGACTTCCCCGCCATGTATCTCACGCAGGTGCGGCTCTCTCAGACCGCAGGCTGCGTGCATGAGATCGCCGAATGCACCTACACCGGCATGCGCTGGAGCAAGTGCTATAAGCAAACCATCACCTGCGATGGTCAGGTCGTGAGCCCCAGTGACCCGATCTACTGGAACATGTCCGGCGGATGGAGCACCCCCGAGCGAGCCAGTGTGATGATGCCGGAGATCGTGGTGATCGAGGAATACGTCACCACCAATGCCGCACCGACCAACAGCGTCCCCGGCACCAGCAATCCCGTCTCTGCTCCCTCCGTCCTCAACATCACCGTGGAGGGCACGGTGGTGCGCCAGTGGCCCAGCGGATGGGGATTCCACAGCACCCAAGTGGTCGATTCCATCAACGCCGGACGCACCGTCAAGATCCTGCGCAACACCTATAAATACCTGCACCCCTACATCCTCGCCTAACCCCCCTTCTGACCTCTCACCTCTGACCTCTCACCTCTCACTTCTCACTTCTCACTTCTGACTTCTGACTTCTAACTTCTCCCCTCTATCTTCTCCCCTCTCTCCTCTATCTTCTTTCTGCCCATGCCCCCCACCTCCTTCACGCAGCGCATCATCCAGGCCATCGCCGCCATCGCCCCGCTCTCTGTGCCCACCGTCACCATCACCGCACAGGAGCCGGAGATACTCGCCACGCTCATCATCCCGCCTGCTGATGGGCAGACCGCCGAGAAACTCCGCGCTGATCTTCTCGCGGGTTTCATCCCGCAACTGGATGCCGCTTTCGCGGATGCCCCCTGTGCGAAAAACATCCTGATCCGCCAGGCTCCCGTCATTGACGGCGCACTGCATATCAAGCTCCGCGTCTTCGGCCTCACCCTCACCACTTGATCCACCATGCCGACACGCTCCGCAGGTCAACCCGGCACCGAGGCCACGCAGGTCAAGCTCCCGCCATTTCCGCAGGGCATGAAACGCCGCTGGCTGTGGGTGCTGCACGCCTTCCGCACCATCGCGGCAGCCATGGGCATCACGCTCTCCTTTGGCATCGAGGGGGCCAAGCGTATCCAGCGTCGCCCGGATGGCGGCTATGATGTCTTTGGGCTCGATGAAGGCGCTGCCACCACGACATCTCCGCCCCTCACTGTCGAGGCGGATGGCACCGTCGTCGTCGGCACCGTCGGTGGAGTGATCCCCACCATCAATGCTGTAGCAATCAGCGCACTGCCAGCTCCGGTGCTCGATATTGACCCGGATGAGGAGTCTCAATTCATCGTGCTGAATATCACCGGCTCATTCAGTGTCGATAGCGGTGTGTATGTGCAGGGCATGACCTCCATCGCCTCTGTCACGATCACCGTTGAGACCGTCGATCCCGGTGATGCAGGATCGCGGAGTGACAGTGGAGAGTTTAAGGTGGTGCTAGCCACCTTCTACAAAGCGGAGGAAGAGGTAGTCACAAAAACCGGCCAGCCGATATCTGGCTCTCAAAATGTCCAGGTGTGCGATGACGGCACCGGCACCGCCACGGGCGTTCTGCACCTCACCAGCAACATCCCATCCTGATCCGCTATGCCCTGCGTCCAAGGTTGTGCCAAAATCCGTATCGAGGTCGTCTATCAGACGGGCGTCGGCACGGCTTACGGTTGCCATCTGCTCTACAATGATGAGGATGATACCTACTACACCACTAGTCGCACGGACGTCATCGCGGAGGAAGGGTCTTACTACACCGAGACCACCGCGCCCGGTGGCATCATCACCAATGAGGAGGAGTGTGGCGCGATCGTCACCACGACCGACAAAGATCCAAACACCAACTACGGCGCTGTTTTGAGCAGCACGACCACCCTCTCTGGAGAGGTCGATCCCTCCGCAGTGGCCTCCGCTGCCCGTGGTGCCATCGAGTGGGGAGATGAGGGCGAGCCTGAGCAGTTTGCCGTCATGTCGGTGGACATGTGGCGCGGGCTGTCTGCGAGCGTCTCGGTCTATCAGTCGACCAGCGAGGGCATCGGCGTCAGTTGTGACGCGAGGCGGGCAAAGTTCCGCCTCGCCGCTGGTTACAAGCATGTGTCCGTCAAATTGTTTCACGATGGCGGCTCAGTCACCATCCCTGCGGATGCCTGGTCTGGCTGGTTGTCCGTCTCCACCGATGGATCAATCACCGGCGCAGTGCTCAAAGCTGGTCAATACGCCTCCGCATGAGCCCTTCCACCGGACGATCACTCTGGATGCTTTTGCATGCCTTCGCCGACTCGCAGCCCGAGTCACTCGATGCCTCCGCCCAGCAGCGAGTCCTCGAATGGCTCGCTGTCTTCGACCGTGCCGTCGATCGCGCCAAAGGCCTCTGCCGCTGCGGCCCCGATTGGCTAGCCATCCGCGCTGCCCATCCCCCCACTCTCGCCACTCGTCGCGAGGTCCAAGACTGGGCCATCACGGTGCATAATGCCGTCAACAAAAAGCTGGGTAAGCCGCAGTGGGTGAACAACCAGATCGCCGACAAGCGAGACTGAGCGAGCATGATCGGCGCAGCGTCCAAGTTCGCCGCAACCGCGAACCGCGAACAGCGAACAGCGAACAGGTAACGCGTTCCGTGCCATCCGTCTTATCCGCCCCATCCGTGGTTTGCTTTTGACACCGCTCGCGTGTCGTGATCTTCGACGCCTACGTTCTCCGCCAGACCAACTCCGTCCGCGCCTCTGCGACGGGCTCCGCGATACCCGCTATCACCATCACGCTCCTCGCCCATCTCGCGGTGCGAGCTTTCTTCATCGGTGAAGACGGCGCAGTCGCTCCGCTCGGCGGAGAGAGCATCGCACGCTGCATCGTCAAAGCGTCGCCCACCGCCTCCACGCTGCTGCTCGATGCCACCATGGATCTCACCGGATCAGGCACCGCCGCACACTACCTAGCCACCTGGGACGATAGCGCGGTCGATAGCGACGCCCTCCGCACGCTGCTAGGCGATGCGCTGGAGTGCCCTGCCTACCTTGAAATCGAATGGACCATTGACGACCTCACCGAGCGCACCGCATTCCCGATCACGCTAAAAAACGCCTTTTTCCGCCCCGGCGACACCGCGCCCGATCCCGCCGCCGATGTAGCCGATGCCTGGCTCACCGCCCGCGCTCTGCGCTTCGATCTCGCGCAAACACTCACCACCGAGCAGACCATCCAGGCTCTTGCCAACATCGGCATCACCGGCATCGCCAGCGCCACCATTCTGCGTGGCTGCCTCTCCATCATTGGTAGCGACGACACCGAGTATCACATCCCCCTCACCGCAGGCGCTCCGCCTGCTCTCTGATCCATTTTCCATTCCTAGTTCCTCCATTCTCAGTTCCTCCATTTATGCGCTCACTCCTCGCCCTACTCCTCCTCACCGCCACCGCACTCTCTCAAACCACCGGCCAGTGGCGACTTTCCAAGCGCAACGCCAATGGCACCTACACCGACTACGGCCTCACCGCAGCCAATGGTCAAGCCATCGGCTTCAGCGCAGGCCTCCCCGCCATGCTCCCCATCACCGCCAGCAGCGCATGGGCCGACATCACTGGTAAGCCTTCCACATTCCCCCCAGAGGCTCACACCCAAGCCATCTCCACCATCACCGGCCTGCAAACCGCTCTCGATGCCACCCAGCCGCTCAACAGCACACTCTCCGCCATCGCATCGCTAAATCACTCCGCAGGCGTCCTCACCGACAACGGCAGCGGCACGCTCAGCTACACCGCCACCAGCACCGGCGGATTCGGTGCGGCGGATGACGGCAAACTCACGACCTACAGCTCTGATGGATCACTATTTGCGAGTTTCGTGCGTGCCTCCAATGACAGCGCATGGCTCACCCAGACGCGGCTAGAGCCCACTCGCCTCGTCATCCAGGATGGTCTCTCCACCCTCAACATCGAGCGCGGTGGCACAGGCACCTGCACGCTCAAAAACGAACCCGTAATAACCACCGCAGACACCGGCACCGTCACCAATGCCATGCTCGCCAACAGCAGCATCACCATCAATGGCACCGCCGTCTCTCTAGGTGGCAGCACCACCATCAGCGGCGGCCTCACCATCGGCACCAGCGCCATCACTGGCGGCACATCAGGCCGGCTGCTCACCAGCGGCACCACCGTCGGTGAGCTCACGCTCGGCGCTGGGGTGAGTAGCTACCTCACCAGCGGTCAGTTTGATGGCGTCACCATCACCAACTCCCTCACTGGCAGTGCCTCGACACCGGGGATCAGCATCACGGGCACCTGGAACACCTCGGGGGCCGCCAGCGCCATCAAGGCAAACATCACCAACACAGCGAGCGCTCCCGCCTCCACCTTGATTGACCTGCAAGTGGCTGGCACCTCGCGGGTAAACTACAATATAGCCGATGGGTTTTTAAAAGTCCGATGTGCCGATACCTATGCAGAATTTGGCGGTTTATCGGGCGGCTCGATGATCTGGAGGCTCTATGGCTCCGAAAACATGCGGCTAGTCGCAGGTGCCGCGTTGACCCTAGGCTCGTCGAATTATTACGCGATCAACTCGGACACGATTTGGCGTCGATCCTCCGCCGCTGTTTGGCAAGCCGGACTAAATCACGCCACCACCACCACGAATCAAACCATCAAAGCGCACGATGTCACCACCGGCACTGGCGCTGCGCTCGATCTGCGGGGTGGCAATGGCAGCGTCGCAGGCGGAGCCGTCACCATCAGCACCAGCACCACCACCACACCCACGGTGCGCATCACCGTCAAGGAATCTGGCGTCGTCAATATGTCCAGCACCCCCACCAGCTCCGCCGGGCTCTCCAGCGGCGACATCTGGCGCGACGACGCCGCCGGTGGCGTCCTTAAACAGGTGCCGTGAGCACTTTTCACTTCTCACTTCTCACTTCTTACCTCTCACGTCTCCATGACCTCCCTCCATATCATCGACACCGCCGTCCTCAGTGTCACCACCATCGCCACCCTCGCGGCCTCTAGTGCACTCGAAAATGCCACCGTGCTGCAACACGCGGCGGAGTATGGAGAGCTTCGCCTCTTCCTCCTGCCCTTCATCGGCAGCATGATCGTCTCGGGTGGCTTTATCCTCCTCAACCCCGAGGCCGAGACCCGCCGCATCACCATCGGGCGCAGCGTCTTCGCATTGTTCATCGGCGTCCTTATGCCTCAAGTCGTCGCCGCCGTGCATCCCGCCCTCGGTGGTCTCGTCACCAATCCTGCCATCCTCACGCTCGTCGGCGGTGGCATCTCTGGCCTCGCCTACGTGCTCAGTAAGCCCTTTGTCAGTGGCCTCTATAAGCGAGCCACCCCCATCGCCAACCGCGAGCTCGACTGCCTAGAACAACACTACGCCCCACCCAAAACCGAGAACTAATCCCTGCCAACAGCGAACCGCGAACAGGGAACCGTGAACCGCCAACTTTTGACAACCCACTTCACTCACGCCTCACCCCCACCATGAAAACACTCCGCATCCTCCTCCTCTCCGCCATCGTCTCCTCCCTCGCCTCCTGCGCCGGATTCGACTGGGAAAGCACCGCCCTCCATGCAGGCGCTGCCGCCGCTAATGCCGCAGCCCCCATCATCCTCGACGGCATCAACACCGCCACCAAGCCCTCCGCGAAAAATCCCGTCAACGTCCAGCCGTAAAATTTATCTACACACACACCACGCGAATAGGCCGTGTGATCGGCCTCCTGAAGCTGCCTCAGTAATCACACGCCCTCGCCCTCACCGGCGAGGGTGTTTTGTTTTGTGATAAAACGAGAACAGGGAACTGCGAACTGAGAACTGAGAACTTGGTATTTTTGACACCCCATCGCTGCCATGCCCCACATCATTTGTGCCGACCCAGGCCATGGCATGTCCAATCGCCACCGCCTCAAATACGACACCGGAGCCATCGGCGTCCTCGACGGCGTGCGATACGAAG